CGCATGAAGCGCATCTACCTCACCGAAAATTTTCGTCTCTCCAAACCTAACTTTGATATTTACTCAGCCTAACGATTTACCTATGGTGCACGAAAAGGAATTGAAGACTTAACAACATCAATATCATGCAGAGAAAATATTTCTTGATTAAATGAGTCGAAGTTCACTTTATCTACAAATGCGTTCATCGAAGCATATGCAAGTTCCTGATCTCTCATTGGACCGACCATGATCGACCTAATGCTCTCTACAGGAATTGACACCTCTACGTACGGAACTAGCAAATTCCCCCTCGACCGAAATGAAACATCTAATCCATCTTCAATATCGGGATTTACATCATGCCCCAAGACGATGCGATATTCGCGTTCTTCGGAAAAGCTGGCATGTTTCATCGTTGCAGCGAGACCTATGATATTTGAAAATGCCTCATAACCTTTTTCATCAAGGTAGCCGTCATTTTCCTGCATGCTCTGCGCCATAATTAGCGCACAATCCAAAGAGCTGTTAGCCGCCTCATCGCTTTTTTCGTCATCGTCATAAAGACATTCCGATAGGGAAAATGGAAGCAATTCGGCATCGAACTCAATTGCATATGCACCATAAGCACGCCACTGACTCAGCAAATCCTTTGATTGGCTAAAAGACGATACGAATACAGGTCGCCGATCAAGCCCATACCCCTCTCTAAGCAATATTGATCCTTTGATATATTCTACAGCGCTATAAAATTGCTCATGCCGCTCTGGAAATTTTTTGACCTGATACTCTAAATACCTAATTATTATCTTAAACCCCTCACTCATTTCCTCAGCATCATTTAGAAATCTAACATCTGTTAACCAAAGCTTTTTTCTTTCAAGGATGGACTTGACTGCATTCACATCCGTGTAGTGGTAAAGGTTCATTGTATCTACTCAGTCTTCAAAGCTCTCAATATACCGGTAAAAACTGTCGTAGCTCAATTCAACTCAACATTACCCTCCCCCTTAAAAGTCAGCCGCTATAGCGGCAAGGATACCTATGCGCCTGAAGAAAGCTGAGCGCGAGCAAGTTCGCCTGAAATACGGCGGGCACTGCGCCTACTGCGGCGTGCTGCTGGGTGTTCGGTGGCACGCCGATCACCGAGAGCCGGTGATCAGGGTCGGTGGTGAGCGCGTGGCCGAGCAGGCCGAAAATAACAACCTAGACAACATGATGCCGGCCTGTGCGCCCTGCAACATCAGCAAGGGCCGGCAGACGCTGGAGGGCTGGCGGGCCTGGATCGCCGGGCACATCAACTCCCTCAACAGCTACCACCCCATCTACCGCCTGGCCAAGTCATACGGTCTGATCGCCGAGACTGGCGCGCCGGTGGTGTTCCACTTCGAAAAGGTGATCCCGTGAGCGAAATCAAAGAACGCCCCATCCTGTTCTCGGCGCCAATGGTGCGCGCCATCCTGGAAGGCCGGAAGACAGTCACGCGCCGGGCGGTGAAGCCGCAGCCCGAAGTACGCATGGTCGACATGATCGGCCCAATGCTGACTTTCAAAAATAAGCGAGGCGGCCACTGGCTTTATCCGAACGCCAAAGCACAGATCATTGCTGACTGCCCCTACGGCAAGCCCGGCGACCGGCTGTGGGTGCGCGAGACCTGGTACTGCGATCACTTCGAGGTTCAACAAGGACCATACCTGCAACCAGCCGATATGCATGACCTTGATCAGTCGCGCGAGGATGGAGAGCTGGTGTACGCCGCTGATGGCCTGGCGCCGTACGAGCAGGATCAGCCCACCTGGAAGCCATCTATCCACATGCCGAGATGGGCCAGCCGCATCCTGCTGGAGATAACCGACGTGCGCGTCGAGCGGTTGCAGGACATCACGGAGGAGCAGGCGCTGGCCGAAGGCATCGTCGGTGTTCCGTTCCGGCCCGACGATGGTTGGCCGATCTGCACTGGTTACATGGTGGGCCCTGACGATGGCAAGACTGGCTTGCAGACGACTGCAGCCAAGGCTTTCGCGGGCCTATGGGATTCTGTCGGGGGCAACTGGAACGCCAATCCGTGGGTCTGGGTGGTCGAGTTCAAGCGGGTGACGCCATGATCGCCACCCTCTGGTTCGCCTACGTCTTCATCTACGAGGGGCCGAGGCCATGACCGAACAAAAGACCAAAGAATTTTACTCTGCCGAGCAAGCTTCTCAGCATGCCGCCGACTGGTGCAAGCGCCATCCCGCATGGCGCCGGATCTGTGATATCCCGGATCACTCAGTGTTCATGAAAACCTACGATGAGATCCCCAAGCGCGAACGCGCCTACTGGGACGAGAACGGCGGCGAAGAATGCTGGCGGGAATTCGGGACCGGCGAAAGCAAGGTGCCTACGGGTTTCATATCCGGAAAGGGCGAGTTTTTCGATCACGTTCTCAAAGTGCCTCTCCATCACAACCTGATGATGGTTTTTCGCGTTGGCAGAAGCTGGAAACCGTAGCCCATCAGCCCTAGCCCCAATCCCCCTACATGCCTGCCGGTGAGCGGGATCAAGGCAGCTGACTGTCAACCCATCGCTCAGCAGCAGCCATGGCCTCATCGAGCGCGGCTGGATAGTCGGGCCAAGGGCCAGTCAGCTCAGCAGCCACTTCGCCAAGCCCATCAATTGGCGCCGGCTCGATGATCGTTACGGCAACCGGAGAGTCGTCGTTCGGGCGGCGCCAATTAAATTTTAGAAACATGACGTGGCCCCGGTAAGCATGCGCTATCGGAGCATCGAAGTTGTGTGACACGTCCATGCCTCATCACGAACAAAGTTGAACCCTTTTGTACACCAAACTCGACGCAGTAGAAATCTAGGCAAAACGCCATCACCCAATCCCCCTACATGCCTGCCGGTGAGCGGCGGGCGAGGTATTCCTATGCCCTTCATCATGATAACGAGCGCGATCACGACCGTGTTCGAGGTTCCGGACGGAGTTGATCTTTTGCGTGTCCGCCAACTGGGCCTTTCTGAGCTTGGCGATGACGAGGACGCCACCGATTCCGTATCCATTCAGCACGACAAAGTCATGAACGAGATCTATCTCGGAGACGCTACGCGGAAGACGGTTTCAATCTCGCACAGCATCGTCGACCCCAACGAATAACCCACCTTCTGCCGCCCAGCGCGGCAAGGACACCATCATGGAAATGCAGAGCGAAACCCTTGCCGAGGAAGAGATCGCGGCAATCACCGGCTACATGATCCCGTCGGGCCAGATTGCGTGGCTCAATCGGAACGGCTGGAAATACGTACTGACCCGGGCGCGTCGGCCGGTTGTTGGCCGGGTCTATGCCCGGATGAAGCTGGCAGGCGTGAAGCCATCAGCTGAAAACGTCGCGGCCGAGGCTTGGTCGCTGGATCTTTCAAAAGTAGGATAATTCGATGCGAGCAAAAAAGGCGGCAAACAGGGACCTGCCGCCGCGAATGATTCGGCGGGTGCGCACTCTGAAAGGCGGTAAAGAGTGGGTTGGGTACTATTACGACGGGAGGAATGAAGACGGGAAGCGGGTGGAGATCCCGCTCGGGGGAGACTTGGACATCGCCAAGGCTGAATGGGCAAAGCTCGATTGCAAGCCAGTGCCGAAGAAGAATGCTCTACTGGGCCAGGTGTTCGACCGCTACGAGCGAGAGATAATCCCCGGCAAAGCGCCGAAGACGCAGAGCGATAACCTGCTGAGCCTGAAGCAACTGCGCAAAGCCTTCTGCGATGCGCCCATCGACGCGGTGACGCCGCAGATCATCGCCCAGTACCGAGACGGCCGAACCGCCAAGGTGCGAGCCAACCGCGAGATCTCCCTGCTCTCGCACATCTACAACATCGCACGGGAGTGGGGGTTAACCGAGAACAACCCTGCCGCCGGCGTGCGCAAGAACAAAGAGGCGCCGCGAGACTTTTATGCGACCGAGGAAATCTGGAGCGCTGTGTACGGCGTTGCCGCCTCAGAACTGCGTGACGCGATGGACCTCGCTTACCTAACCGGGCAGCGCCCTGCAGATGTGCTGTCAATGCGCGAGGCGGATGCAGTCAATGAGTTCCTGCAGGTAGCTCAGGGCAAGACAGCCAAGAAACTGCGCATACGGCTGACCGCCGGCGGCGCGCTCAATGACCTGGGCACTCTGGTTGCGAGGCTGATCGAGCAGAGACGCTTGCGCGGGGTCAGAACCCCCTACTTGATTGTCACCGAGGACGGCAGGCAGGTTACAAAGCACATGCTTCGTCTCCGCTTCGACGATGCTCGCGACAAGGCGATCACCATCGCAAGAGAAAACGGCGATGGAGTGTTGGCAGCCAGCATTCGAAAGTTCCAGTTCCGCGACATCCGCCCCAAGGCTGCAAGCGAGATCCTCGACCTAGGAGATGCAAGCCGGCTCCTGGGCCACACGGACAAGCGGATAACCGAGACCGTTTATCGACGCGTCGGAGAGATCGTGAAGCCGACTCGCTGAGCCTAATTTGCAACGAGTTGCGGAAACCGCCTGAAATGATGCGGAAACGATCGGCCTGTACGCTGATAGCTTTGCCGAAGCCCAGAAACACAAAAGCCCCGCATTGCGGGGCTTTCGTTTGAAT